AACCGGAACCGCAATAACAAACGATTATGAGCAAGTTTATCAAACCGGAAGACTACGACGCCAGCATCCATGCCGAGATACTGGACCGCCTGACGCGCAGCGACGAGAGCATCGTGGAGATTTGCGAGGACCGCGCCATCGCCGAGATGCGCAGCTACCTGAGCGAACGCTACGACGTGGACGCCATCTTCTCCGCCGAGGGCGACGACCGCCATCCGCTGGTGCTGATGATGGCCATCGACATCACCGTCTACCATCTCTTCTCCATCCACAACCCACAGAAGATATCGCAGGTGAGGGTGGACCGCTACGAGCGGGCTGTGGAGTGGCTTAAGCAAGTGGCCAAACGACAAATCAGCGTGGACGGCGCACCCGCCCTCGACAACCAGAAGCAGCAGTCGCCATGGCTGATGCAAAGTAACCCCAAACGGCATAACCATCTTTAAAACCATACGGACATGAAACTGACCAATATTATACCTGCGCTCTTCAACCGCACTTCGCGCAAGGACGGGAGACGCATTACCGAAGGCGGCAACTTCCGCCCCGACAGCACCGTTGTCCTCACCGCTGCGCGACGGTTCAACATCGACCTGCAGGACTTCATGCAGGCCGTCCACAGCGCGGAGGACGTGGACTTCACACGCCGCTCCCGCCTATACGACATCTACACCGACACCCTTATCGACGCCCATCTGTCAGGCTCCATTGAGCACCGCAAGGCGGGCGTGCTGAACCTGCCGTTCACCTTCGTGCGCGACGGGCAGGAGGACGAGACTATCAAGGAGCAGATTGACAGCCCTTGGTTCCTCGGGTTCATCGACGATGTCCTCGACTCCATCTTCTGGGGCTTCACCCTGGTGCAGTTCTACCTCGACAAGAACGGATGGGTCAACTACTACATGGTGCCGCGCAAGCACGTCGACCCCGTGCGCAACCTCATCAAGCACCGTCAGGAAGACATTGTGGGCACGGGCTTCGAGGAGTACGACGGCCTGCTGATGATTCGCAGCAAGGATCCGCTGGGTATCCTGGCCCGCACGACGCCCCTTGTCATCTACAAGCGTGGTTCGATGGGCGACTGGGCACAGTTCTCCGAACTCTTCGGGATGCCGGTGCGCAAGTACACCTACGACGCTGCCGATGCCGAGGCACGTGCCGCCACGATGGCCGATGCCGAAGCGCAGGGCGGTGGCAGCGTGTTCCTCTGTCCTCAGGGCACGAACCTGGAGTTCATCGAGTCGGGCAACAAGACGGGCAGCAACGACCTCTATTCCGGCCTTGTGGACCGCTGTAACGCAGAAATCAGCAAGGCGGTGCTGGGCAACACACTGACCACCGAAGCCAGCGAGACAGGCACGCAAGCGCTGGGAACCGTTCACAGCAAGGTGGAGGAGGCCTTGTTCCTGAAGGACCTCCGCTTCGTGCTCAACGTGCTCAACTACGAAATGACGGATATCTTTGAGTCGCTGGGTATCCATACCCGCGGCGGAAAGTTCACCATCGCCAAGCCAAAGAATACGAACGAGACGACTTCCCGCGTCAACATCCTCGAGAAGGCGTTGACGGTCTTCCAACTGCCGATGGACGACGACTACCTCTACGAGGAGCTGAGCATCGACAAGCCTGAGGAGTATGAGCGACTGAAGAAGGAACTGCAGGAACGGACTGCCGCCAGCCCGCTGATGATACACCAACCGGGCACGAACCCGCAGAACCGCGCGCAGCCTTTTTTCGCAGTCGCCCCGCAGGACGGAAACGGGGCTTTAGAATGGTGATGAATGAACTCTACGGCATCCCCGAGATGCCGGACCTGGACGATATCGACTACATGGGCGACGCCATCACGCCGCTGCAGGCCAAGGCGGAGGATGTGAGCTACTCATTCGGCTTTTCCGAACAACTGCTCATGGGCTTCCTCCATCGCCTGTACGACGGAAAGTTTGACCCGAAGCAGGAGATTGACGCCTCGATGTGGGAGCAGGTACGCCAGGTGCTGCGCGAGGCGGTGGCCAAGGGCTACGACGAGCAGAACATGCCGGACGCCGACGAGGTGTTCTATGAGCAACTGCAGCACAACACGGACGTGTTCGCGGCCTTCAAGGTGCACCGTATGCAGAACGACATGGCGCACATGCTGCTCGATTCGAACGGCAAACTGAAGACTTTCGAACAGTGGTCGAACGACGTTCAAACGATAGCCAGCCACCAGGTGGGGAAGTGGCTGCAAACGGAGTATGACACGGCGGTGATTCGCGCCCATCAGGCGGCGGACTGGCAACAGTTCGAGCGTGAGAAGGACGTGCTGCCCAACTTGAAGTGGATGCCGAGCACCAGTGCGCACCCTGGAGCGGACCATCGTGTTTTCTGGGGAACGGTCCGTGCCATCAACGATCCGTTCTGGAGTAGCCATCGTCCCGGCGACCGCTGGAACTGCAAGTGCTCGCTCTCGTCTACCGATGAACCAATTACTCAGGTGCCGGACGCTGCGCCCTCTGATGAGCCGCAGAATGGATTGGAAAATAATCCTGGGGTGGACGGAAAACTGTTCTCGGATAATCACCCCTATATTAGCGGTGCTTATCCTGGAGCAAAGAAGGCCGTGGATAAGTTTATAGAGCTTGAAACAGAGATTGGCAGCAACGTCCCTGGAGACCTTAATTCGCGACAGCAAGTCGAATGGATTAAGAATGTACATTCCGTGGAGGACGCATTGGATATTAAGCAGGGCGCCCCGATGTCTCACAAGGACGCAAATGGCCATAAGCCTAATCCGAACTTTCAACCGAACGTTGAGGATGAGTGGTTTAAAAACTGTCAATCATGTGTCGTTGCTTATGAGCTACGCAGACGCGGTTACGATGTAGAAGCAAACGGTCGAAATCCTGGGTCGGGGAGTATGGCTGATAAATTAGCGTGGAAGACAGAGATGGCATGGAAAACAGTAGAAGGTGAATCGGTCAAGAAACAAAATGTAAGGGGAGCAAACGAAACTGAAATTGCCGATGGCTTAAATCAGTGCACAAAAGCAGTGGGGCGATATCACCTTGATTGGACTTGGCGAAGGGACAACATGAGCCAGGAGTTGGAAGGTCATATCGTCGTTGTTGAAAGGTTTGAGAATGGTGGGCTTAGAATTTATGACCCGCAGGCTGGCGAGTGCTTAGATTGGAAAGAATTGTCCTCCAATATTGATATCACTAAAGGAATAAATATATTAAGAGTAGACAACCTTATTCCGGATGAAGGAATTGTAAAGGGTATAGTCCATAAGAGATAATTTATAACGTAGGTAGCATCGTTCTTATTTCTTTAGGGCTTGCCCATTCCGCCTTCTCATTTGCCACTAAGATATAAGGAGGATATCCTGAATATCCAAGAGGATGCTTAGTTATGGCTTTATACACGATATATCCATTCCAGTCACAGACATAGCGGGCTCCCTTTTCACCCTCTTTTTCTGCGAATGCTTTAGCGATTTTGTAGGCTTCTGCTAATATTTGTGCTCTTGTCTCCATATTGCTTGATGATTTTTCGCAAATATACAATTTAATTTTATAAAAACATCATAATGAACGAAAAAGAATTCATAAATCGTCTAAAATCGAAGCAGCGGGAGATAGAGAACCTCGCCAGGCGACGACTGCCCATCATTGTGGGTCGTATGGCGAAGGACCACTTCCAGGAGAACTTCCGCCAGGGCGGTTTCGTGAACGGAGGCATCCACAAGTGGCCCGACTCGAAGCGCCAAAGCTCCGGCTATAACAATGCCGCTTCGCAGTATGGCCCGCTGCTCTCGTCCCGCCGCCACCTCTTCAGCAGCATCAAGTACACGCCCGGCAACGCCAGCGTCACCATCAGCAACGACCTCCCCTATGCCGCCATCCACAACAAAGGTGGCACCATCAGCGTCAGCGTCACGCCCAAGATGAAGCGCTATGCCTGGGCCAAGTACTACGAGACCTCCGGCAAGAAGAGCGACACCACCGGCAAGAAGAGCCGGAAGAGCAAGGCCACCCAAGCGGCGGATGCAGCGCAGGCAGCCATGTGGAAGCGACTTGCACTGACCAAGAAGACCTCGCTGCAAATCCATATCCCGCAGCGCCAGTTCATGGGAGACAGCAAAGAGCTGCGCGAGAAGATTAGCCGGCGAATCGACGAAGAATTAAAGAACCTGTTAGAAAAATAGAATTATGGCAGCACTATTAAACGAACTGAAAGAACATGTGGCCCGCATGATGGGCGACGACGTCCGCCTGGTGGACGAAGACTACGGCCAACTGGAGGCCTTGCAGTATGGCGAGGACCAGTACCCCGTCACATTCCCCTGCGTGCTTATCGGAACGCCGGAGACGGAATGGAAATCATTGAAAGAGGATGTGCAGCGTGGCAACGCCGTGCTGTCCGTGCGCATCGCCTTCGACTGCTACGACGACTCCTACTATGGCAGCGGGCAGGAAGACGCGGCCGAGGAACGTGCACGCATCGTCAAGAAGTTGAATACGGTGATTCACGGATGGAGGTCGGAGGACACCAGTGCAATGACGCGACGTCGCAGCCGTGGACAAGCCTTGCCACGGGGCGTCAAGGTCTATGAGACCGTCTACGAAGTGAATATGAACGAATCGGTGGCGTTAGAAGAGGGATAACTGCGCGTTGATGCCTCTCAGCCCGTCCACGACACGAGGCTCGGCACTGGCGTTGATGATGTTGTAGAACGTCTTCTCGCAGATGTGGTACTTCGGCCAGATATAACGACGCAGAATCTCACGATTCGACAGCCCCGAACGGCTGTGCTCGTCGTAGATCCGGATAACGTCCTCCACCCTGTAGAGGTAGCTTAAGCCGACAATTTTACCGCTTTTTCTCATAAATGGTTCCGATGAATGTTTTCATACGCAAATTTATGAAAAAATGCGCATTTCAGCAATTATTCGGTGATATTTTCACCGTTTTAGTACAGAAAAAGCCCGAAAGACGTTGAATCTTCCGGGCTTCTTTCGTTTAAATAAATTTTTCTATGCCGGGACTCTCACCCGGCCACGCCCTCACGGGTTTTGTTTTGTCAAATTCCAAATCTTACCTTCCGTCTTGCTCACTGCGCGCTCCATGCACTCCATGGCGTTGAGATCAGAGGGGTCGACGGTGAAGGTTACGGCCACCAGGCCGGGCGTCTTCGCCTTCCTGAAGGTGATGGGGAATGGCTTGTCGTACATGGTCCAATAGCTCAGGAATTCCAACGACCTTGACTCGTCGAGCTGCACGGCCACTTTCTGCGGACCGAACAGCGATGGCTGGGCACTCATACCTTACGGGCTATATCGCGGTGGACAAACGTGCCTGGCTTGTAAGGCTGCACGGTAAACTCTATCACTCCGCTCACTACCACCCGGCCGCTGCCCTCGCAATCGGGGCAAACCTCGGAGTGCTCCTTCTCAAGGTCGTCGAGGAAGCTATGGACCCCCGTGCCCTTGCAGGTGGTGCAAAGCGTAATCTTCGGATGCTTGTATCGGCGGCTTGTCTGAATATTATTGCTGTTTGTATCTATCATTTCGTTACTTGTTTTGTTTGATAATACTTCCATCCGTTCAATCTGTACAATTCTTTGCGGGCTTCCTCGTAGGAGTCGAATTCGCCGACGGCGTCCCCACTGGAGAAGACGCCGTCCCGCTGCCACCGGATGATGCGGTAACGGTTGCGAAAACGTCTGATTGAGTAATCAGAAAGCCGCTGACTCGGGCATCTCATCTTCTTTCTTCAGTTCGATAAAGAAGGTCTCGTCCTGCACCACCTCGATGCCAATCTTCGGGAAGAGGGATGCCACCTCCTCCTTGCCGCGGTCGGCCAGCAACTTGTCCTTGGCCGTCTCCTCGGTAGTGCGGATGTATCCGGGGAGCAACTCCTTGCACAGGTTGGTCACGGCTGCCCAGGTGAATCCCTTCAAGGTCTTCAGCTTGGGCGTGCCCGTGCGGAATCCAAACACGCCATGGGCGCTCTCCACGCTCTTGCGCTTGCTGAAGAGCGTCTCCTTGTTCTCGGTGGCATACGACTGCAGCACCTCGAAGCTCTTGTCGCGCTGCGCGCCGAGCTCAGCCAACTTGTCGGCGTAATGTTCACGGATGCGGGTTATCTCCTGGTCCATACGGGCGGTGGTTTCCTGCACCGCTGCGTCTGCCGATGCGTAATCGGCGAAGGCCTGCTCGGCCTGTTCACGGGTAACACCTGTTACCACTGTTCTCTTAACTCTTGCCATAATGCTTTGTTTGTTTTTAAAGTTATTGTGTAAAAGGTCACTCAATCGTCCAAATCCTCGACGCTGACGCCGTACTCTACCGACATGGCCGTGCGCAGGCGCTCGTCGATGCGATCGATCAGTTCGTTGTAGATGGCAATCTGGTCCACTCCGGAGAATCCGGAAATCTGCTCTTCGATGTAGCTGGCCAGTCTTTCGGCCACTACGTTGTGATGTTCTGTCATAATCATTCTATTTTAAAAAGTGAAACATTCAGGCTTCCGCGCTCTTGTGGGTAATCAGGAAGCTCACCTTGCTGCCGGCTTCCTGCGTGCGCGGTCTCAGTCCGCCCTTGCGCTGGATGGCGCGCAACTTGCAGTTTAGCCCATCGAATTCCTCCATTCGGATCTCGCGGAAAGGCTTCCCGGCGATGCGGGGGTTCATGCAGAACTGGTTGACGGCTGTCCAGTTCGAGGTATCAATGCCCAGCAACTGCATCAGATGCAGGGCGCAACTGCGAAGTTTGCGCATCTCCAGCTGGTATCGGAGGCGCTTAACGTCCTGCCCGGTCAGTTGCTCCAGGGCCTGGCAGCACTCCTGGTACTCCTT